CGCCGCCCCCGGCGCCCACCGACACCAGCGCGCAGCGCGCCATCATCGACGGCTACGATGAGGCGATGGACGCCCTGCATGACCGCTATGGCGACGGCGACCTGACCGATGCCGAGTTCAAGGCCGAGGTCCGCGCCCTGTCCACGAGCTTGAACAAGGCCGAGCGCGAGGTGGCCGAGGCCGAAGCCAAGGACGCCCAAGCGCAGCAGGAATATGTCGGGGCCTGGTATGACCGCGTTGGCGCGTTCCTCGAGCGCAATCCCGAGTTCAAGAGCCAGGAGCCGATCGAGGGCCTGCCGGGCGAGAACATGCTGGGGATGCTCGACACGGTGCTGAAGCACGTCACGGGAAGCCCCGATTTCGCGCATATGTCGTTCGACCAGAAGATCGACGCCGGGCGGCAGATGGTCGTGAACTACGTCAAGCAGCAGACCGGCCGCGACCTCGGCGCCGCCAAGCAGGCCGATCAGACGCCCAAGCCGAAGCAATCGGCCGATGACGCGGCCAAGGCCGCCCGCGCCAAGGCCGCCAAGCAGGGCAAGCGCCCCAGCGCCATCCAGACCCTCGCCGGCGTCCCGGCAGCGACCGAGATGGAAACCGAGGACGGCCGTTTCGCAGCGGTCGACCGGGCCGGAAGCGGCCTTGATGCCGAGGCCGCGCTGGCGCGCATGTCACCCGCAGAGCAGGATGCTTACCTGCGCGGCGCGCGGTAAGGAGTCCCCCCCTCTATGAGGATCACCCGCGTCAAGACCAGTGCCCCGATCCGCGTCAAGATAGGGCCAAACATCACCGTCATCATCGAGCGGATCGGGGAGAAGGCGCGGCTGGCCGTGGATGCGCCGCAAGACATGGCAATCGACATCCAGGCCGAGATCATCGACACCCTGACCCTATTGCCAGAAGGGCTCCCGTGGCCGTCAAAACGAACGTCTTGACGGACCACAACCGCCCGTTGCTAAACCCCGCAGGGCTGTGGTAATGTCGGCCCATTGATCTGCCATAGGATGTGCGCAGTTCGCAAACCCCCCGGTCTGTGGACAAAGGAGCATCCTAAATGCAGACGAATATTGCCGTTGGCTCGCCTCTCGCGATCAAACGCTGGGCCAATTCCCTCGCCCTCGACACCGAAAAGCTGATGTTCTTCTCGAAGTTCATCGGCAAGGGCGATTCGAACATCATCGAGCGCAAGACCGAGCTGGAAGGCGACGCAGGCGACCGCGTGCAGTTCGACATTCTGATGAACATGCGCGGCGGCATGACCTATGGCGACGACACGGTTGAAGGCAAAGAGGAAAACCTGTCGTTCTATTCGGACGAGGTGAAGATCGACCAGGCCCGCAAGGGCACCGACGCCGGCGGCCGCATGAGCCGCAAGCGCACCCTGCACGATCTGCGCGACGCCGCGAAGAAGGCGACCGCCCGCTTCACCTCGGAATGGTTCGATGAACTGTTCTTCGTCTATCTGTCGGGCACGCTCGCCGGCATCAACCCGGATGCGAAAGTGACCACCGCCTTCGCCGGCAACCCGGTGCAAGCGCCGGACCCCTATCACATGGTCTATGGCGGGGCCGCGACCTCGGCCGCCACCCTGACCGCCGCCGACACCATGTCGCGCGACCTGATCGAGCGCATCGGCGTCATGCCCCGCATGATGTCCACCCTGAACCCCGATGTGACCCGCATGGCGCCGGTTGTGGTCGAGGGTGGCGGCAAGCATTTCGTGCTGCTGATGAACCCCTTCCAGGCCCACTCCCTGCGCATCGAAAAATCCGAACTTTCCTGGGCCGACATTCAGAAGGCCGCCGCGAGTTCCGAGGGGCGCAACAACCCCCTGTTCAAGGGCGGGCTGGGGATGCTGAACGATGTGGTCCTGCACCAGCACGAGAACGTGCGCTTCTTCTCGAACTATGGCGCCGGCGGCAACGTGGGCGCGGCGCGGGCGCTGTTCATGGGCGCCCAGGCGGGCGTCGTGGCCTATGGCGAGGCCGGCAACGGCACCCGCTTCCAGTGGACCGAGGAGCTGAAGGACGCCAAGAACCGCGTGGCGATCTACGCCGGCGTCATCGCCGGGGCGAAGAAAACCCGCTTCAACGGCTACGACTATGGCGTGATCGCCGTCGACACCGCCGCGTCCAACCCCAACCCGGCCATCGCGGCCTGATGAGCGGAGGCCCGGCGCAGGTCGGGCCTTCCCCCTGAAACGCCATCAAGGAAAACGCACATGGCAATCAAGAAATCCGCCTACACCAGCGGCATGGCGCGCAAGCAGATGCCGCAGCCCGTCGCCGCCAACCTGCCGGCCGAGCTTCTCATCAGCCACGCCTTTACCGAGGCGCTGGCGACGACCGACATCCTCGAACTGACCGCGCTGCCGCCCTACTGCAAGATCACCGGAATCGAGATGATCGGCGAAGGCACCGGCGCGACCACCTTCACCGTGGGCTTCATGTCGGGCGAGTTCGGTTCGAGCGACGCGGCCCGCACCAGCGGCACCGAGCTGTTCAACGCCGTCGCGGCCAGCGCCAAGGCGGAGGCGTCCATCGTGGCCCTGGCCGCGCTGGCGCCCACGGATGCGGCCCGCTCCATCGGCATCCGCGCCTCGGCCGCTGTCGCAGCCAACGCCGCGACCAAGCTGCACTTCCGCGTCCGCTACGTCAGCGGTCAGTAACAGGACGGGCCCGGCGCGATCCGGGCCCGCCTCGCCATTCCCGCCCAAGGAGAACCCCTGTGAAAATCGAATGTATTCTGAAGCGCGCCGGGGGGACGAAAGTGACCCTTGGTGGAACGCGCTACCATTTCCTCGCGGATGACCAGGACCGGCATGTGGCCGAGGTCGAGAACGAGGCGCACCAGCGCGTCTTTCTGAACATCCCCGAGGGATACCGCTCGCTCGAGGCGGTTCCCGTCCCGGTGGTGACCCAGGAGGAAGCCCTCGCAACGCTGGCCGCCGCCTATCCCGGCGTTGATGTCGCCGCCCTGCTGGCCTCTGCCGCAGCGGCTCCCGCCGCTCCCGAAGCCACCGCTCCCGAAGCCACCGCTCCCGAAGCCACCGCGGCCGACGCCGCCCAGACCGGCACGAAAGGGGGTGATGCAGCCAATGCCGATGGCGCCAACGAACTGAACGCGCTGTCCGACGACGAGCTGCGCGCGCTGTTCGAGAAGGAAGTGGGCCGCAAGCCCAACGCCAAGGCCACGGCCGACACCCTGATCGCGCAAATCCTCGCCGCCCGCGACGAAGCCGGCAAGCAGTAAGGAACCGACACCATGGCCTTCACCGCCGCCACCGTCATGCAGCGCGCATCGACCATTCTGCAGGATGCCGAGGCGGTGCGCTGGACCGCCATGGAACTGCGCGACTGGCTGAACGAAGCCGTTCGCGCAATCACCACCATCAAGCCCGATGCCGCGACGCAATCGGTCATCATCAACCTGGCTGTCGGCACCCGGCAGACGCTCCCGGAAGAATACACGATCCTCTCGAAGGTCGTGCGCAACATCGGCGCCGCGCCGGGGAACGCCCCCGGCTCGGCCATCCGCGTCCTGGCGAAGCGCGAAATCCTCGATGCCCAGATTCCGAACTGGCACAGCAACACCGGGATGCCCTACTCGACCGATGTGAACATGGTGTTCCAGGACGCCATGAACCTGAGAGAGTTCTACGTCATTCCGGGCAACTCGGGCTCGGGCCGGGTCGAGGCCATCGTGGGCGTTCGCCCGGTCGACGTGCGGATGCCGGCCGGGAACGTGATGGATGTGGCGTCCTATTCGGGCACGGTCGGGCTCGATGACATTTACCAGGGCATCATCCTGGACTTCATCCTGTTCCGCGCCTTCGCCAAGGACAGCGCGGCGGCCGATGCGGCGCAGCGGTCGCAGGTCCACCTGCAACTCGCCAGCAATGCGCTGGCGGCGCTGGCGGGCGGCCGGGCCGCCATGAGCCTTGCGGCCACCTATGGCGGTCCTGCGGTCACTGGCGCGCCTGTCACGGCCGGATAAGGGGGTGATCCATGCCGGTTACCCTGCGCCGCACCACCGACTTCCTGCCGCTCATCATGCCGTATTGCGCGACGTGCCCTGAGTTCCTGGCAGAACAGATGGTGCGGCTTGCCGCGATAGACTTCGCCGAGCGGTCGCGCGCCTGGCGCCATGTCATCACGGCGCAGGTGCAGGCCGGCACGCCCGAGGTTGTCCTGTCAGGCTCCGTGGGCTCGCAGATGTTCAACATGCTGTTCATGTGGGGCGGGCCGGCCGAGCCCGTCGCCAACCTGTCCAGCACCGCCGCGCTGGCGACCATCCATGAGTTCGAGTTCGCCGAGTTCGACGGCGCGAAGCTGGAACCCATGCAGTTCTCGACCATGGATCGCGTCGAGGAAGGCAACCCGCGCTTTGTCACCCAGATCCGGCCGGGGGTGGTCGCCATCTGGCCGATCGGCCGCACCGGCACGCTGCGCATGAGCCTGTTCCTCAAGCCCTCGGCGCAAAGCCAATACGGCACCGATTTGACCCGTCCGCTGTTCGACCGCTACAACGTGGTGCCCGACTTCTTCCTGTCCATCCACGGCGCCACCATCGCGGCCGGCGCGCTCGAGCGCATCCTGTCGATACCCGATGAGGTCTGGACCGATCACAAGGCCGCGGCGAAGTTCGGGCTGACCTATCGCGAAAAGGTGGATGCTTCATTCCGCGCGAACATGCGCGGCCAGCAGCGCGCGCCGATCCGCACCAAGGCGAGCTTCTTCTGATGACGAAGATCGCGCTGCAGCAATTCGACGGTGAAAGCCCCAGGACGGACCCGCATTATCTGCCCGATAGCGCGGCGGAACTGGCCGTCAACTGCAAGCTGACCAAGGGCACGATCCGCCCCCTGCGCGGATCGACGGCTGTTGCGCAACTCCCCCAGGAAAGCTGGGACATCTATCTGCACCAGGGCCGGTGGTTCCGCTTCGGAAGCCGCGCCTACTGCGTGCCCGGTCCCGTGCGCGATGATGTTCTCTACATCACCACCAACACCCAGCCGCAGGTGTTCAACGGGTCGATTCTTATCAACCTCGCCTTCTCCCGCGTCGCCACCAAGCCGACCGTCGCGGTAACGGGCACTCTGGACGAGGACACGGCCGAAACGGTCAACTACGCCTATACCCTGGTGTCCGGGATGGGCGAGGAAACCGCGCCATCCAACCTGTCGAACGGGGTGAAGTTCTCGAGCGGCCGCACGGTCACCCTGACCGATCTGCCGACCGACACCATCATCAACAACCGGACGATCACCGCCAAGCGCATCTATCGCAGCCAGACCAGCGCCACGGGGGTTACGGACCTCTATTTCATCGCGGAGGTGGGCCCGGCGGCTGGCAGCTTCGTGGACGTGTGGGGGGCGAACGACATTGCCGAGGCGTGCCCGACCAAGCATTTCGGGGCCGTGCCCCTGAACCTGCGCGGCCTGACCGGCATGGCGAACGGCATGATGGCCGGGTTCGTCGGTCAGGAAGTGTGGTTCTGCGAGCCTTACCAGCCCCATGCCTGGCCATCCTCTTACACGATGACCGTGGATTTCCCGATCGTCGCGCTGGTGTCGCTCGGTTCGTCGCTGGCGGTGCTGACCAGCGGCTCGCCTTACATCATGCAGGGCGCGCACCCTGACAGCATGATGAGCCAGAAAATCGAGGCCGTGTTCCCCTGCGCCTCGGCGGCCTCTGTCGTGGACCTGGGCGGAAGCGCCATCTATGCCTCGACCGATGGGCTGGTGCAGATCGCCGAGGGGGGCGCGGCCCAGCTCATCAGCCGCAACCTGTGGACGCGCGACGAATGGAACGGCATGGACGCCAGCTCCATTCGGGCCGGCCGCTACGGGGACAGCTATATCTTTT